GCCGCCAGTACAGCGTCATTATCAATACCGGTATCATCCGTATCGGGTTGGTATCCAGTCGCAGGAATCCGGTTGATACCTACTAACCGGATACGCCCACGGGCGAAATTGATCAGTTTCCGGATCGGGCTATCATCATCCATACTACACATTTGTGTTAAGGTAGTCGCTTCGCTAACTACAATCACATATAGTTCGGCGCCATCACCGGCTTGTTCATAAAAGGCTGTTACATCTTTATACACAAGTGGATTGTCCTCTTCCGTAACACCGTGCGTTTTCAAGTCACGGGTAGACGAAAACTGATATACCGTATTCAGTTCCAATATGCCGGCAACAGCTACACCGGTCAGGATCAATCCTGCTACACCGTCATCCGTTGCGGCGACCTGTCCCAGTGCGCCATTAGCAAGCGTTATTATTACATTGGGTAATGCCATAATCGTTATCGTTCAATGGTTTTTACATCTTTTGTTTCATCAACTGTCTTCTGATGACGTTTCGCGAGTGACAGGTCACAGGAAAGAAAAACCTGCTTATCAGACGTTACATGAAAACACTTTTCCTTTGGATAGGCTTTCCGGTAGTGATCCATAAAATCAGGTTCGGATTTAGTCGTTGCTGCTTTGTTACTTTCGGTAACCGGAGTCGTTTTTGTTTCCGGCTCCGGTTTCGTCTCTTTCTTTTCCTTAGAAGCCGCGGTATTAGCCTTTGGTGTAGCTACCGGGGCTTTCGTATTTGCCGGAGCTTTTTTTTCTTCTTTAACTACCGGAGTCTTGATTTCTTCTTTTACAGGATCGGTTCCCTGTATTTCATTCTTTGTTTCTTCGCTCATAACTTTAAGATTGTTTTAATGAATCCAATAATGATGTGTCTATATTTGTAGCCCAAAGCGAGAGGCAGCAATATGAGTAATACATTCGCTATATAAATCCTTGTTTGCTGCCATTTAGTAAGTTTATTCACCTCAATGGTTTGGGTTACAGTCTTCGCTTCATTCCGCTCGATATAGCGATCCTTTAATTTCAGGTAAATAGAAAAACTATCGATCTTTGCGGTTGCTGTTAAGATATTATCGTTAATCTCTATATCCGGAGGCTTAATTTGTCTCCCTGCTTCATAACTTAGTATTTGCATGATCAAAACCTGTCCTACACTGTCACACGTCAGGAGCGCTTTCACCAGTGCTTTGTCTTCCCCGACTACCACTATCGTGTCCCGTACTTCTTCCCGGATGGTTTCCGTTAAGACCTTTTCGGACTCGATAAGGAGCGGCTGGGTTTTGCAACTCACCATACACAGGACACTGGCCGCGATAAGGACAAAGAGAAATACTCCTAATCGCACTTTGTAGTAACTCTGTTGTGTCTTTAAACTTCTCATTTTCTGTTTTTAAATCATTTATCAACTTGGCTTGTACTTCGTCTCTTTTCTCATTTGCTGTCATGACCAATGTGACCATTGCATTCGAGTTTTCAATATATTGTTTCATATTATCGAACTCTTTCGCTTGAATCTCCGCTTCTTTGGCTTTGATCTCTGCCTGTTGTGCCCGCTCTTCTGCTTTTCGCGCTTTGCGGGACTGCAAACAGGTAGTGATAAAGCCACCGATAGTGGTTGCGATCAAAATGATCTGATCTACGCTTATTTCCATAATCGTTCGGTTTTAGCGGGTTATTACTTACTTCCCGCTGTAAATCGCACCGATATATTTACCACGGATTGGATAAGCAGTAAAGCGCTGTTGATAACCGATCACATCCCCACGTTCTCCCGGATCTTTATATTTGACGAATACTTCCGTATCACCTACAGCGCGCATGACTTCCGTGTCGCAATACACCAATGAAGCCTGTGTATCATTTGCGCCCGGAACGGAGCCATATGCTTTTTTCTGTCCGGTAGTTGTATCAAAATAAGGAAGCCCGGAAAAGCTAAACAGAGAAAAGCTAAACAGTTTATTAGAGGCTAAGACTTCTTTATAAAGCTTCATATCTTCCGCCATCAGGTCGGCCAGATGGATGGCATTAAGAACGGCAACCAAACTATTCATATCCACGTCTAATGTGCGGTATTTGGCTTCCATCTGAAGAAAATCTTCAAACGAAGTACGTTTTACACCACTGGGATTCACTGCGCCACTGGACGCAATAACCGGTGTTAATGCACCGTCTTGTGTCGGACTCCAATTGTAAGCCGCAAAGCCGGATGTCTTTTTTGTTAATGCATTCCGGTGAGAGCGGACAACACTATCCATTTTCCCGTATGCAGTCTCTTTTTCTTCGACATTGCGAACAATTGTGTTCTCTGTATCAAAGGTATGTAGTAACAATTCCAGCGGAACGTCCTGACGTTGCGCGGCCGGAACCGGATACGTACTGGTATCAATCAATACATTCGGATCAACACCCGCCTCCGCCAAATGCAACTTGTTATTTTCTACAAACTCCGACATATCCACGGAGCGGGAAAGAAAGGATGTGTTTGGAATCATTCCTTCTTTAACCATCGCGATCCATAATTCTCTTTCTATTGGCATAATTTACTTTTTAAAATATTACTATCTTTTCTTAATCTCTTCGTATACATCCGGCTGTTCTACCTTCAGCTTGTTTAGTCCGGACATGTCGCCCTTCATCCATTGCAGGAGCGTCCAGTTTTCACGTCCGGCAGGGATATCTTTACCACCTACTACGCTTCTGATCTGCGCGGAAAGGGATTGCTTTTCTGGGATAGCATCCAACGCGCCTTTAGCGGTGTCAAAATCAGCCAAAGCCAGCTTTACAAAGTGATCTTTTTTGTCTGCCGGGATTTTACCTTTAGCAACCGCAAGGTTTACTAGGTCTTCCGCTTGCTTTTGCAGTGTAGCCTGTGTCTTTTCTTTCTCTTTTTCCAAATCAGCTTTCGCTGTATCGGAATCCTGTTTCATTTTCAGGACTGCCGCGCTGATCGCGGCGCCGTCCGCGCCTTCTTTGATGCCTAATGCTACCATAGCCTCGGCGGTCAGTTTGATTTCTGTCATTGTTGCATCTTTTTTAAATGTTTGATTTTCACCACTTGAAAGGGATAGCTTGATTATATTCTCAATGTGCATCGAAACTTTGTCTTCTCTCACGATCCGGCATTGTCCGTCATAGACTTTTAGCGTGAGCGCGCCGGCGTTGGACGGAACCGACACAAGGGAAACTTCGTACAGTTCCCAATCGGTTACATACAGTTCTTCTACTTTCGTTTCGGGGTTGGTGCGCCATTCGGCAGCGTGAATGATAATACCTACGGATGCGCCTTTTAAATACCCTCTTTCTACCTTGCCTTTTATTTTTACCGCGTCCGGATCGCCTTCGTCAAATTCCGGATCAGCCATCAGAAGATTTCCTTCTGTCCGTAGGTGTAGCCATTTACCAATCAGTTGGTTCAGGTCATGCATATTGAGCATGACCGGGTTTTCATTAAACCGCTCAAAGCGGCCGCCGGCATTCAATAGGTAAAAACCGTGTGAGTTCTTCCGTGTTTCGTCATTCAAAATAAATTTTGCCATCTCTTTTCGATTGATTTCAAAGGCAAATTACCGGATTAAAAAACATCATAACAAAATGAATGTCAGAAAAATACATTATAATTTCAAGGTACGGGCGGGAACCTGATATTTGCCTAAAAATTGAGGCATGAGACAGAAAAAGAAACCCCGTCATAAACTCTACGATGACGCGTATGAAATGTTTGTGGAATATGGCATGAGTTGTACCGCCATATCGGAAGCAATAAACATAACGGAAGCGACACTCTCCAAGTGGCGTAACGATATGTTATGGGAACGCAAACGGGAGGAAACATTAGCGCGCCCGGATAAGATCAGGGAGATACTAATGAAAGAACTCAAATCCGTTGCTGAAGGCAATAAGCCTAAAATTGATACCGATGCCCTGTCAAAAATCAATAAGACGCTTCAGTATTTTGACGGCAAACTGTCTCTGCCGATTATCGTAGCCGCAATGAAAGAATGTGACAACTTTATCGTAGCCATTGACCCTCAGAAAGCACTTGAAATCAGTGAATGGCATAAATCTTTTATTCTCGAACGCGCTAAAACGGAATCCCTGAAATGATGCAGGCCGTTGACATCGACAAGAAGTTCCAAAAGTTAATCGGCAACTATAAGGAACATTGCCGCCGGATCGCACAGGCAACTGCTATTCAGCAAGGCGAAAGTTTGACGGATAAGATGAACCGGATCAAGCGGCTGGAGGGAAACTATATTGAATGGTTTGAGTATTACTTCCCGAATTTTGCGAAGTGTAAATCTGCATGGTTTCATAAGGATTTTGCTGACCGCATGATCCACAATACAGAGATTTACGAACTACTTGAAATCTACCGTTCCGGAGCAAAATCCGTTCATGCGGATATGGGCGTCCCGCTTTACCTGTATCACACCGGGCGTTTACATTTTATGCTGCTGATCGGACAGACCGAACGCAAAGCCCAGAAGCTTCTTTCTTCCCTTCAGGCACAATTAGTCTACAATAAACGACTGATCAGCGATTATGGAAGCCGGTACAAGCATGGCGACTGGTCATCAGGTGAGTTCCTGACCAGTGACGGGGCACGCTTTATGTCGATGGGATTTGGTCAGGATCCGCGTGGGGTACGCGAAGAAGAACTCCGTCCGGATTATATTGTGGTCGATGACGTGGACAACAAACGGCACGTGAACAACGACCGCCTGATGCGCGAAGCGGTCGACTGGATCAATGAAGACCTGATGGGTTGTTTTGACGAAATGGACGGTGCGGTAAAACGTTTTGTGTATGCGAACAACAACTTCCACAAAAACGGTATTACCAACCGCCTGAAGGCGCAGTTTAAAGCGCATATCACCCGTGCGCGTAATGAAGGTGAAAAGCCTTTACACCATATCCTGACGGTTCGGGCGGTAAAAGACCTGAACACCATGGAGCCGAACTGGCCGGAAAAAACCAGTAAGGAATACTGGAAGAAAAAGTTCCGTTCCACACCTTACCGTTCCTTTATGCGGGAATATATGCATGTGCATATTCAGGACGGTACAATCTTCAAAATGGAAGATATGCAATGGAAAAAGATGCTTCCTCTGAACGAATATGATGCTCTTTGCTTTTACGGTGACTTATCCTATAAAGCAAACGCCTGCCACAAGGGTATGATCCTGATCGGAAAGAAAGGGCGTGAGTTTCATATTATCCATGTCTTTTTACGACAATCATCCCGGACAGCCTTAGCCAAATGGCTCTATGACCTGTACGAAGAGCAAAAACTAAATAAGTACCCCAAAATCCGATACTGGATCGAAGGACTTTTCGCAATGGATGAATTTGTGAATGATTTCGACACAGAAGGTGATGAACGAGGCTACTATGTTCCGGTACGTGCAGATAAACGTCCGAAAGGTGAAAAATACGATCGTATTGAAGCAACACAAAGTTTTTATGGACGACGCAATGTCTGGCTTAATATCGATGAAAGAGAGTATCCCGATCAGATCGAACTGGTAGACCAGTATTTAGCCTTTGAAAAAGGAAGCGGATCAGCGGTTGACGGTCCGGATGCAGCGGAAGGCGGATTCTCCAAACTCAACACCACCCAGCGGAAAAAGAACAATAAATATCGCTCCCAAAGGCGCGAATCACGAAAGTATTAAACACTATTTAAACGACAAAAAATCATGAGAAAAATTGATTATCTGGTTGTGCATTGCAGCGCGACACGTACAGGACAGAAAGTAACGGTGAAAGATATCACCGAATGGCATAAAGCCCGTGGATTTAAGACGATCGGCTATCATTTTGTAATATATGCTGATGGAACAGTAGTTACAGGTCGACCGCTGGAAGAGATCGGCGCGCATGTAGCCGGGTACAACAAAAACAGCATCGGTATTTGCTATATCGGCGGGTTAGACGTATTAGGCAAAGCTAAAGACACCCGGACACCAGAACAAAAAAAAGCTCTCAGGGAGCTACTCCTGAAGCTTCGCCGGCAATACCCAAATGCCGCGATCTGCGGACACCGGGATTTCTCACCGGATAAAAATGGCAACGGCAAAATCGAACCGTTCGAATGGATAAAAGAATGTCCGTGTTTCAATGCGATTACCGAATATCAAGACATTTAAGGTATGTTTTTAGAACCAGAAGAAATGCAAACCGTGATTAAGTCCGCCACAATGGGCTTGATCATAGCTGACGAATCCGACATCTTTGCCGGAATCAATGCGGCTGTCCGGGAAATGATATCCTACCTGAACAGCCGGTACAACTGCCCGAAAATATTTGGGGCGGTAGGAGCGGAGCGTGATCCGCTGGTATTAGAGCATTGCAAAAGTATCGCACTCTGGTATATTGTCCGGCAATCCAACGCTGATATAATCTTCGAGAAAGTAAAAATCTACTACGATAATGCAAAAGAATGGCTACGTCTCATTACCGGAACGGATAAAAACGGTAAGCCGATCGCTGCCGATCTGCCGCTCCGGACAGATGAAGACGGCAATGTACAATCTCAAATCCGCATGGGTAGCAGGCGAAAGTTTCAGCACGACTTTGACGACTGACCGTAACAACGTTTAATCCCTGTTTAAATTTCAGCACAATGACATATCAAGGCAAGAATAATAAAAGATACAACTCAAAGTCAAAAGGGCGAAAAACAGCCTTAAAAAAGGCGGACACAAAAACGCCCCAAAGAAGGGATGGGTATATCCAAAAGATTGTACCTAAAACGATTTCTATGACACGGAACGATATTGGTACATGGAAACGGGCGCTTCAGGCAGCACGTAATACCGAACGTCCGCGTCGGGCGCGATTGTATAACCTGTACCAGGATATTATGTTAGACGCGCATCTAACTGCCCTTATTGAACTCAGAATGCAATATACGCTATCTACCCCATACAATATACTTCATAATGGAAAAGTGGATCAGGAGTACACAGAGTTATTACAATCGAAAATGTGGACAACCCAATTAAACCGCCATGTATTGGATATCCGTCAGTGGGAACACTCATTGATCGAACTTGACAAGATTGACAATGATCTGACAGTCGGTCTGATCCCCCGTAACAATGTAGTACCGGAACAGGGGTTATTGCTGCTTCAGGAAGATAACGACAAAGGCATTCGTTACCGGGAAGCCCGGGAGTACGGCTCCTATATTCTGGAATTCTGGGAACCGAACCAGTTCGGGTTGCTCAACAAAGCAATCCCACATGCCCTGTTTAAACGATTTGCGCAGTCTTGCTGGTCGGAACTATGCGAGATATACGCCATACCACCCCGGTTTATTAAGACGGACACCAATGATCCGGCCATGCTCGACCGGGCGGAAGCCATGCTCCGGGATATGGGCGCGGCCGCATGGTTTATCATTGATACGACTGAAGAGTTTAGTTTTGCCAAAGGCGCCGACACAAACGGGGATGTATATAACAACCTGATCACGCTTTGCAAAAATGAACTTTCACAGTTGGAAATGGGTGCCATCATTGGGCAGGATACCAAGCATGGCAATGAATCAAAAGAAAAAACCAGTCAACAGCTTTTTGAAAAAATTATCCTTTCGGACAAAGGGCTGTTAGAAGGAGCATGGAACAGCACTATCCTTCCGGCTTTAGCGCGGATCGGAATCCTGCCGCCGGATCGTACCTTCCAATTTCAGCAGGAAGAAGATTTGGAAAAGCTTTGGAAAATGACCTACGAAGCCATGCCACATATGCAGATCGATCCAAAGTGGATCAGGACAAAGTTCGGCATTGAAGTGACTGGGATCAGGGAGTCAACCGTCAATAACTTAAAAATAGACACATCCGGTTTTTTCGACTAAGCCCCGCATCTAAGCAAGGCGGGGCGGTAATTAAACTTTACGCATTATCTGACTGCAAACTGGCTACGGAAGAATCATCACCGGAAATTGACGCGTTAATTGAACCGTATCTGGAAAAGATATATTCCGGCGAATGGGACTACAACCGGATAATTGATGAACTGTACAAACGGACATGCAAAGAGTTATTAAATAGCTTTGAAAAAGGATACGGCAAAGAGTTTTTTGCAGAAGACTGGACTATACAGGATAACCGACTTTTGAATCGTGTCCAGAACAACATCTTTGCCTTTTCCGGGGCAAAGTCGTATTCGGAGGTTCAGGAACTGCGGGACGCGGTATATGAAAACGGTAAACTAACCTCAAAAGCAGACTATCGTAAACGTGCCCGGATGATCAATCAGACGTATAATGATACGTATCTGGAAGTGGAACGGGAACTGGTCATGAAGTCCGGAACCGAAGGCTCCCGGTGGTTGGATATCGAAGACAGCAAAGAAACACATCCTTATCTGGAATACGTCACCATGAAGGATGACCGGGTAAGGCCGGAACACGAAGCATTAGACGGGATCATCCTTCCGGTTGACGATCCGTTCTGGAACAGCTACTACCCACCAAACGGCTACCGGTGCCGGTGTACGACCCGAAAACGGACGGAACGCGAATACGATCGTAAGACACAAAAAAGAACGTCTCCGACTTCCGATGAAGCCCAGCAAAGAGCCGGTAAAGTGGTAGCAAAACCTTTCCGTCATAATGTAGGTAAATCAGAGATATTTGAACGAGACGGACATCCTTATTTTAAAGCGAATAAAGATGCCAAAGCGTTGCAGTTATCTGCCGTTAAAAACTATGGCATGAAGCCCGTGAAAGATATCTACAAAAAAGAACAAAGCCTTTCGTCCTATAAGGGAAGCATTAAAGATGTCGAAGGCTTTAATGACCTATGGCAATCCTTAACGAAGAAGTATAACGGAAATGCTGACGGTTTTACGATCGTAGACCGGAAGCATAATATCTCCGCTCATTTTGACGAGAAATTAAGGCAAAAGATTATTAGTAAAGAACGCTTTAATTTCTTTGATGAAATTGAAAATATACTAAAGCATCCGAATGAGATTTGGGCTACGTTCAAAGGATCACAGAGACGTTCATTTAAGGAAGAACTATTTAATGTATATATCCGCTACTATGAAGATAAGCCGATAGTGGTTCTTATCAATATGGATGGACGTGTGGATAGTTTTTACAAATTGAATTCTTTAGGACAATGCGAAGAGTTCCGGACAGGGTTATTAAAAAAGAAGTGATAAAGTCTTTTGTACCGCGTCCCGCATGATCAGTGCGTTGATGTTTCCGACTTTATCACTTCATTATATGACAAATATACAAAATATTTCAATATGTCAACACATGATGCCCGGAAATTAATAAGTGATCTACGGCAGAAAGCATCCGAAATACAAACGTTAAAAAAGAAAATCCCGGCATTCGTAGCCGGAGCTGCGGAGAAAATGAAAGACACTAACTTTTCCGCTCAGGG